CATACACATGGTAGTCATTCAGGCCCAATTGGTGGAGGATGGTGAAGTGGCCGGGGTTGCATACCTCGTGGGTCATGGCAAACCTGTGTGCCTCCTGCACATCTGAGAAGGCTTGCAGGAAGTCCCACTTTGCCTTGTCGTCCGTCGTTAATTCTTCTGCTACTTGCTCTATTTCATCCGTCATTGTATCACGTCTGTATCCCATACTTCGTGGTGCCGAGCCACTCAGGCTTCTCAGCCAGTAAGGGTCATCACTCCCATTTTGCCTTAGTATCGTACACCGTAGCACACGGTTGATCATTTGGTATGCTACAAAGCAAAACTGATGCCACCTGAGTGACTCGACTGTAATTACTGATATTATTGTTGTATTCTCTTACAATAATACTACTATTCTCTTATGAGAAACCTCCGAGAATCTTGAGTGTGAATGGTGAGGAGAGAGGCCGAGCCGGATGTGAGAGAACTGTTGGGATACAGATGCTCTGCCTCTCCCCTCCTAAGTGCGTCCTGTCTCTAGTCAAACATGGTGGACACACTGATAAGTGGGTTGTAGCAAAGGAGACATTCATAAGGTGGCAGTCTCTTGCCGTGCGTCTCCGAGAGGCTATTCTCTCCAAAACTGACCATATGGTCGAGGGATTATGACTATTGTCAAGTGAAGCGGTAATCCCGAGACCGCAAATGAGAGTCTACGCTCTGTTGCATGCCTAATCCAAGGCTCGAATATGATGGATGAGGTGTGTGACACACCAAATCCTGTGATGTTCAATACCATGCAACACACTCTTACCACGTTCTACGTGTTTGTCACAAACGAGTGTGTGATGGTCGACCACAGGGGAGTGTGACCCCCCCTGTGGCTTGCGATGTCTGCCGTGTTGCTCACGAAATCGTGCTGTCCTAGCCGATGAGGCCGAAGAAGTCGTCATCGTCCTCAAGGTCTGGGAGTGTTTCGACTCGTCCGATGGTCGAGACTGAGATGTCGCAGTCCCTGACCCAATCTGCTAGAGATGTCCCTGAGTAGTAGTCCGTTGCTGATACGCCCTCAACGGTGACCTTCGGGTTGGCTAGTGCGCCCAAGTCGATGTCATCCCACGATGGTAGGGCCTTGAACTTGGCGTAGCCCTTTGCTGATTCGTGGAACACTTCCAACTGCTTCACCCTGTCACCCGGTGCTGTGTATCGCTCAATCCCTGCTGTTGGGGATATTGCAATCTCAGTCGACCCTAGTAGCATCATGTTGAGCAGGTTGTCAGCCTGCGACTGTCCCTTCTGTGTTGGGACGAGATACTTGGGGTCTATTCGACCTAGGAGTTCTCCCACGTGGTGTGTGATGTCACTCCAAGCGACGATTGTCCCGGCTCCTGCACCCTTCACGACCCTCAGTGCTGACCCGAGAATCGCGGTCAACTGAGGCTCCAAGGTGGAACGATTCGAGCCGTCTATCGCGCTCTCATACTCCACCTGTATCGGGTTGCCGGCATTCGCCAACACCTCGTTGCTCCCCTTGTCACCTACTGCTATGGCGACGAATCCGTTCTTGATACCCGCATTGTAGACCCTAACCATCTTGGAGATGGTCTGGGCAACCTTGCTGTGTGGGTTCTTCACGGCTGTTGCTGTTCTGCCTGCGGTCTTGGCGATTGACACCAAGAACATGGCTATTGCTTCCGTTATGCTTGTCTTGTCCATTGTTTCACTTCCTGTATTAGCCCTACTTACCACCTAATCATGGTGCATCGTCTTCGGGATGCCCCACACTCGGATGGCTCGATGTTGGGTTCAATCTGCAATAAGCCCACACTCCCCATTGAATCGGGATGTGATACTGCGAGCCTATCACTTGCGGGCCTTAGCCGGATTCGCGTAATCGAATATCGCTATATTGCGGTTCTAGCAGCGCGCGAACGACAGAAAATTTTTTGCTGAAAAAATCTTTACGAGAGACCCCTTTGCAGCAGACATGGCCCTAGAGGAAGCATGGTCGTTCCTCAAGATGGCTAGACCCACCCAAGAGCACATTGACGCCCTCCCACCCGTACCTGAGGGCCATCAGAGGCTGTATCAAGGGTCCACAGCAGGAAAATATCCCCTAGCGCCTAAGGGCGAGGATGATTGGGGCTATCAGGGGAGATGGTTCCACCCTGATTGGAGACAAGCGACGAAATACGCACATTTTCCGGGTACAGGCGATGAAAAAGACGAGAGGCAGAGTGGGAAGAAGGTCCTGATGTATGTCGATGTGCCTGACCACGTGACACCTCACGTGAATGACCCTGAAAGGTCCTACCAGCACTTGAGGGACGAGCATGGGATGAAAGGTGAAGGGGAGTTGGGTATAGAGGGTGGTTTGAAACAAGGGAGATTCACCAAACCGCAAGTGCGTTACCCTCCTGCCAACGCTCATGCTACAGCAGGGCAGGGTAGTGGGGACTTCTGGCTGGATGACAGTGATGACTTCAACCTACAGGGGAGTGTGCGCCCCGTACATCACTGGGAAGATTAATGAGCAAATCTCTTAGCCTGACCCCCCTTGCGCTAGCCATGGCTCTAGAGGATGCTTGGTCGATTCTGAAGAATGCGCCTGCCCCTGCTTGGACTCTAGCGCAGAATCAAGTGCAAGACGACCCTAGCCAGTACTGGCAAGCAAATACCTATCCTATTCAAGGGCCAGATGCCAAAGGAGAATTAGACATGAGCAACGTCGCAGACCCTAACCAGTACACACATAGTGCACCTGTAGGCGGCAAAACTTGGCCAGCCCCATCTGCGAAGAATTTAGCACCGGCTGGTGATTGGAGCGGTGGAAAGGCTGTCGCTCAAGGCGATGCCCCAGTAGCGCAAATAGAGGGCAATGTAGCCTTGGATAACATGGCTCACCAGAGAGAAGGGGAGAGGATGGACGCAAGGGCCAATGCTATTGGGAATCTGATGGCTGCAACAACGAAACCGGGGTTTTTAGCAGGTAAGAAAGCACGAGAGCATTGGCAGCGTGTGCAGGACAGGCTCGCGGCAGATAAGAAGAAAGCCAGTAGTAGGGCTAGTGAATCACATGCAAAACTCCAAGGGGCTCAGTCTCCAACCCCGACGAAAAGAATAATCCAGAGACAACCAGCCCCTGATGTGGGTGTAACGTCGACATCCCTCTTTGCAGATAACCCACTAGGGCCATTGGCAGGGGATAGGACATAATGGCTCAAGCGACAGCCTTCCAACTCCACGAGGCCTACATGGAGCAGGCTTGGCGCACGATGAAGGACTCGATTCTGCTCAAGTATGTTACAAACACCACAGCAGGTCACGTGAAGGACCCTCATACGGGACAATTGGGAGGTGTTGCTCACAAGGACTACCGACCCCCTGCTAAAATTCCTGAGTTAGCCAGTGCCAAGAAATTCAAAATCAACGACCCATCGACCCACATGGAGGCTCCCGAGCCATCGAATATCGGTCCGAACAGCACTGGGGAGAGTTGTGAGACCTGTGCTGCGCCTAGCACTGGGGGAGAGTGCCAGAATCAACAGTGTGCTACTAACCAAAAAACTGCCGAAGTGGGGTCGGGCAGTAAAAAAGTCGGGGTTATGCATGGCCCAGCACCCAAACCAGCCTCCCAGCCTACTAAAAATCAAGCATTGGAGATACAGGGACGCCTTGATGCACACGTAAATGAGATGCACGATGGGCAGCAGACTGGAGCACAGACTGGTAGCGTCTCCTCTGCACCAAAGCAGGCAAAGACAGGTTTCGAGCACTTAATGGATATAGGGAGGGATGCTATGACGCCAGAAGGGGCAAATGAGGCGAGTAACGTGCTATCTCCCAGTTTCGGAACTGAGGCTCATGACCCTAGCGCTACTGGCATGCAAAATCTAGGCAATGCCGCTAGTAGTATGTTTAGCAATATCCCGTCCATGTCGGACTTCCGAGCCAAAATGGGGTTGAACATCAAACCTGCAGGCGGATGGGTCTGAATTTGAACCCAAATCTCTTAACCTACTACTACTTCCGCGGCACATGGCAGTGCTGGTCAGGAGTAGTCCCGGCTCTCTTGTTCTAGTAAAGGCTGCTGCTGACCGTGACGAGGAACACACTGAAGGGAGGCCCGTCAAGTCCCTATGGGAACTGGTCAACGATATGTGGAGAGGGGCGAACGTCAAGAAGAGGAAGAGGACCCTCACCGACAAAGGCCATGAGAACGTCAAGGGCGACGCTGGGACTGGATACTACCGAGACGAACTACTAGCGCTAGGTCACTTGCATGACGCCCTCGTGGATAATGATTTGAGTCGAGTCCATGATGAGGGCAGCCATCCTGATGATAGGTATTTCGCTGGTGGTCTCATTGACCCTGAGACCGGGCACCCAATGCAACCCGGCGAAGCAGCAACAAACCATATGCTTCAATTGGGACAGAAAGCAAAGAGTGCTCTTAGGGTTCGTCATAGGATAGCACAATCAAAGTCTAAGCATTTTCACCCTGAAACTGGGGAAAAACTGGGGTTCTACGACGACGGTCCTTGGGGAGCAGGCACTGGTGACCATTTTAGGGTAAGGCTAGAGCGTGAGACTGGGAACAAGTATGGAGCAAGGAAACCGAGAATTAAGGGTACATCGACAACGACACGCTTCCTAGACCCAGAGAGAGGGCTCGTTAAAGTTCACACCCTAACCCCTCATGATGAGGGCATGGACCCGATTGTGACGCACCACTATCAGGATGGAACGAAGGAAGTGGTGTCCGGTGGTGGACAAACGCCATCCGCTACCCCTCCAGAATCAACGGGTGAGTCAACGGAGAGTCCTCTAGATTCTTCTTTCAGTCATCTGCAAAACTCAGATGCTGAACAGGCTTCTGACGCTGGTAGGCCTGAGGGTCTTTCTGACGCAGAGTGGGCGAAAATTCAGCAAATGAGGAGCGGAGATGCATGATTCCAGAGCAGGAGTCATGGGAAGTCCTGAAGCAAGGCGCTGAGGGGATGCAGAAACTCCCTGACACCCCTGAGAAGGTCATAGCCGACCATGAGCAGAAGTTCAATGATGCCAAGATGCAGCATAACGCCAATATCAACAATGACTCCATCAAGAACTACATTATGACCAACCTCCCTGTCATGACAAGGGCTAGGGACGATTTGCACCGATTGCAGGAGGATGTGGGTGAGTTGCTACTCGCCCCTAACGCCAAGAAGGTCATCAACCCAGTAGACAAGGCCATCAAATCACTCACTGACGCTATCAGAATGGCTAGAGCGCACCTGCCCGAGACGCCGGGCAATGGCTTCAGTGACGTAGATAGCGGGGATGCTCTAAACCGCTCAGCAAAGGAGATGGGCACATCGGATGGTCTGGGGTTCCCCTCCCACGGTGACTCGACTCATGCAGGAGGAACTTCTCGTTCTTCTTTCGCGCCTGAGTCTTTCGTCTAGTCCACAACCTTCATCCCCGCTGGCCTATTGCGAAGGACGTGCTGATGTCTGGCCCGTTGGAAGATGCATGGCATCACCTCTTCGATGACTACATGCTCTTCAAGATGGACGAGTGGTCTGCTCGTACAGCGAGGAAGAGAGTCCGACAACTAGTGCATAGGGTGATGGACCCCGATATCACAATTGAAGGGGAAGACGGAGAAGAGCGAATAGAAGCGGCTGTGGAAGACTTCTTGCGTCGTAATTACAAGAGGAACATGCCGAAATTCAATGCCTTGTTGAAAGCCTGCTCTGAATACCAGTTGATGAATGATGGGAGCATCGCACGGACGGATGACCCGAAGGACAGCATCTTGCATGCTCATTCAGGAGGTCCTCAAGGGGTAGGGTCACCAAATCTCGAAAGCATACTCTCCAGTGCTATAGATGCCATTTACACTGAAGCCACTCATCACTTGTATGAGCAAGGGGAGGCTGAGTACGACTTCGCTACTAGGCAGCGTGATACTGCACTGCTCGTTGACGGGGAAGAGGGAGTGACCTGCCATGTGTGCCGTGGAGATGGTGAGACTTTCACACCTGCACGCTACCGCGCGAACGGGGACCAGATAGAAGGTACTGGAGTGCATAAAGTGTGCAATTCTTGCAAAGGGGAGGGATATCTCCGATTCGGTGGTGCTACAATGGGACGACAGAAGGCTGCCATGCTTCATCGTTGGCTCGTAGATGCTGATGACATGGGCTGGAAATCTGACCCTACCCCTCGTGAGATAGAGAGGGAGATGTATAATCTCAGAAACCCTAGAAACCCAGACACACAAAACCGCAACCACGCGAGACTAGTGAAGAGGGCCTTCCCAGATGATTTTCCAGAGATGGAAGGAAATGCGCCCCATATTCCGAGCATAGAGGCTCTAGAAGGGATAGCCAAGCACATCGCTGGACGCAAGCGTTTGTTGGGAGACCCTCATGACATGTCTCTACCAGAGAGAAGGCTAGAATTGATGAAATTCAGAGCGAAGGTTATTGATATCTTGACTTGGGGTATGATAGAGAAGTTCATCTATCCAGTGCCGGCGAACAAATGGCAAGATGCAGTAGAACCGAACAGAGAGGAGAAAGAGTTGCACGAGGACAATGTGGGCGAGATTCGTCAGAATGTCTTGGAAGAGATAAACTCTATGGATTTAGAAAGCGGTGACCACTATGACAGGTGGAACTACGAACAAATCTTACAAGACCGAATATCCTATCATACAGAAGCAGACGGGACTTTGGAAATACCGATGGAGGAAGTCAGGCAAAGAGCCATGGAAGACTTCCTTGAGAGGAAGATGGAAATCCCCCTATACAATTATTTCAGGGGATACGTCCGTGAATTGGTCAACGACCATGAGATATTCAAGACGAATGCCGAATATCTCACTCAAGAAGGATTGGACTTACCAGTAGGTCACAGAGAGAAGAGGGCCGGGGAGTTGCATATGCTGAATATGGCTAAGGAGTGGATGCTCGATGTAGTGCATAGGTCAGCGACAGAGCCAGAGCGAAGCGCAGCACTCACTGCGATAGATGAAGAGATGAGGGAAGAAGATGTAGACTGGAAGCAGAACCACTTTGACCCCATTCTCAACAGTTGGGAAGGGTTGAGTGAGAAAGTGCAGAAAGCAGTACTTGATATCAAATTCGAGAATCGACATGGGGACCGTTTGACCCTCTTAGGTCATTTGCTACAGAGAGGGGCCAAAGCCGGTAACTTTCCTAGGAATAGCATGGCTCAGATGGCAAGTGCGATATATGCTAATGGTACGGGCTTAATAGGGTCTCAGAATAGCATATCGTCCATCGAGAATTATTTATCTCAGAAACATGCCGAAGGGCGTAGGCATCGCTATATCGAGCAGACTCAGGACATCGGCGGTGAAGGTGCCATTGACGAAGCAGAGGCTGAGGAAAGGTATGATGTGGATGAGGATGAGTTCTACGATGACGGCCCTCTGGGTGATATACATGACGAGATGTATGAAGAAGATACAGGGGCAGCGCCTCGTATAGAAGAGGGTGAACGTACTTTGAAGGGGTTGGACCCTATGGCTATCCCAACGGGTTCCCCCCATATCATAGATATTCGAGGAGATGACCTTACCGCACTGAATCAGAAATGGGATACTCATATGGGACGCATGGAGATGCACCCCTTCTTACGTCCTGTGAGAGACGGGGTCTATCTAGAACTATTACAAGCAGTATTGAAGAAGAAACCGGGAACGCGAGAGAGCATATACACCAGCCAAAGGCAAGGGGAATTGAACAAGCAGCAAGCGGATGAGTTACTCAGGCAATTGAGTGGTTTGCCTGAAGAAGGACCGGATAGGAGATTCTGGGTGGACAGGCTGCTCCGCGGGACTCGCTTTGCGACAGGGGTGAAACCAAGAGTGCGATTTGGTAAGCAAGAGAGCAACTTCCGCGATTATCAGAGAATGGCGCTATTAACGGATATCCTATTGGACCCCAAAACTCGGAGTGTCAGGAATCTCATGGAGGTTGCTAACCATCCGTCTTTCCAGAGATTAGTGGATAGCGATTTGAGAAGGCATGCCATGAAGGGGCTCACTGCGAAAGAGAAAGAGCAGTTGTCAGAATCCTTAGCCACTGAGGAGTATCACAAGGGCACTCTTCAGAAGTGTGACCAGTGCGATGATGCGGGTAGGTCTTTCGCTACTGGCAAATCCTGCCGGCATGTCGAAGGGGAATTGGGGAGCCCAGAAGCAGTACAGTGCTCAGGCACGAACCAAGTGGGTGCCAGTAAGATGGCAGGGATGCTCACATACATGCACCCAAGGAAGCCGGGGACTATCGAGGCAAAGATGCTTTTCGAGAAACTCCAGCATGAACTGCTAGGCAAGACAACGTACACCAACGACGAAGGTGAAAGCAAGGTAGAGGTAGGTGCTCCTGACCGAAGTCATAGTTGGTTTAATGCAGGTTATGGGATAGAGCATGAAAAAGGCCTGTTACAGCAAGCGGATGAGTACGATAAGAAGTTCGCTATGCGTATCGGGCACATGGTTCTCTGCCCCGCTTGCCATGGCAGTGCTGACCCCCAATGCGAGATGTGCAAAGGTGGTGATGACCCCTTCTCTAAAGAGGAAGGTGGGAAAAGTTACGTCGCTGATACCCGCATACTCCGTGATGCTAATTTCAGGTCTAGTGGCATCTCTGACTTCCAGTCCTTAGTACAGTTAGAAGCAAAGGAAAGAGCAAATGATAGAATAAGGGAGTCTTTCGCATATGATGGGAGAGAGAGCATATATGGGGCGAGTTTGCGAAGTTCTCTGCTCAAGAGAATGATACCTGTCGATGAGGGAGTGAACCCCGTTGAAGTCCACCCTATCTTCTTTTTGCCGGAACTCACTAATGCAGGTGGCTTCCTGACACGAGGGCGTCTGTTGGAAGAATGGCACAAAGCAGGGAACGCTGATGCTTTCATAGATAGGTATCGCAGGCTCTTCCAGAAGATACCAGATGCCCTAGAAGGGTCATTGCCCGGTGGTTTTGGTGCTGGTCTGATACGAGCCTTGGAGCCTGTGAACGCAGTCGATTCTACATGGTTCCAAAGGGTAGTACATGCTCTGAACGACAATGACATTCCCTCCATTGACACTCTAGTTGGTCAGATATACCAAGGAGACACTGACAATAGGAACATGATGCTAGATGAAGGGCTCATGGAGATGGGCGCGTGCTCTACTTGCAATGGTAGTGGTTACGCACATTGGCCTGATGGTCGGATGAATGAAAGCAAACTATGCCCGGACTGCAAGGGGACGAAAAGCGAAGGTGTGAGAAAGCAGATAGCGCGTCGGCCTGAGATGTTCGAGGACTTCTCTGATGAGGATATACGCATCATGCACGCTAGGGGAGATTTGGATTATGAGCATCGAGGCACTAGGAGCATTCTGGACAACGCTCATCTCAGCCCTAGCGGGAAGATGTGTGAGGTTTGCCAATGCGGACATCACGATGTCATTCGTGAAGGTGACCATACCACTCTCTCGATGATGATGAAGGGACGTAGCCACACTCCACCGAAGAGGAGTTATCACCTCCCAGACGGTAGGGTGGTAGAAGTTCAAGATAGAACCAAGTTGAGAGCCCCTACCATGTCCCCTGTCTTCTCACGTGATAGGTTCTTGATACCGACAAGGCGTCGTAATAGAGAACAACTCGATAGGCAGAATGCCCTCTATACTGAACTCTTCGAGTTGATGAATGAAGTCAAGGCTCTAGGTAGCGGGGGGGATATTGGAAAATATGGGAAGGGCATAGACCCCATAACTAGGCAACCAGTAGAACTCTCTAGAGATGAGATGGACGCTAAGATAGACGAATTAGTGGATAAGATACGCAATCAAGATGTCAGAGATGCTTGGAACGAGCGCATGGGACGCAAGGGTGCTTTACCTGACCTCAATCTCACTCTTCCTGCAGTCTACCCCCCGGACCATGAGAAAGCAGGTCAACCGAAAGGTGAAGAGGTACCTGAAGATGAGCGTACTTATCAAGTCGATTGGAGGCATGTAGTCAGCGGTCTTGGGATGGTGAGTCCGAACATCAAGTCGGAACTCGGCCTTTATGACCCTAGAATCATCCCCGAGGATGTCATTACACAGCATCCTTGCCCCTATTGTGCTAGGAAAGCAATGCACCATGGGGGTACGATGGATATTCCCACACTGGAAGACCACTTGGAAGAAGGGAGAGCGAGGGGAGAAGCGAGTTATGAGGTAGAATGCCCTGTGTCAGCAGCGGATTGGCAGAAAATCTACGATGACTGTGGAGGGGATGTGAACGTCATGGAGGGAGTGCCACCTATTAAAATGGTCAACGAGATGATAGAAGACCTGCTTTACACTGCAAAGATGGAGCCGCATTTGGCAGACTATGAGAACCTAATGGATATGCTGGAACCCTCCATGGATGAAGCGTGGGCCAAGAGAGTCAGCCATGACCCTTTCACGAATATCATGAAGGTTCTGAAACCATCACAGAGTCTTGGGATTCCCATCATTACCCCTGTACCCCCTGCTCTCATAATGGGCGCTCGTCTCAGTACAATGGGTGGTGGCAATCCATTCGGTCGTGGTCATCCCATGTCACCGACTGCTAGACTCAACCAAATGCTCCCAGAGTCCTTCAATGCCAGCACAGCCCGATTGCGTGCCGCAGAAGAAGCCATGCCTCATAGCGATGAGGGGATGGAGCAATTGAAGAGGCTCCTAGCGATGCATATCATCGACCCCAATCTCGCTGCTCACAACCATAAAAACCCCCTAGGTTGGTTTTCAGCAGTCGGCAGGGATGGTGGTATTCAGCATCACTTGCGTAAATTGATAGACGAGGGCAAATACCTCCCTCGTGTAAGTAGGGCCTTGTGGGCTATTAGGGTGCTTAGGAAGAATCTAGATAACGTCGCTTTGACTCCAGAGGAGCAGGCTGAGTTTCGTCAGCACCATCATTTGAAACTCAGGCCTTTCCTAGCCCTCGAGAAAGACTGGCAGGATTACCTGACGCCACGCAGGAAGCAACTCTTACAGCAGGAGATGAACCTCCAACCAGACGAACCTGTATTGAATAGCATCTTCCATTTCCCTCCTATAGTGAAAGCAGGTGAAGAGCCACCTCTGTTCGCTCATTTCGGAGAAGGTGTGAATTGGAGAGGCTTGGAAGGGGAAGAAGGGCAGATAGGGCCTTTGGATTTCGTATTCGACGCTCTCAACCGCTCTGCTGTCCATGACGCCATTGATAAGACATCAGCCCATTTCGATGCTGATGAGCATGGTTTCATGCAGCCTTATGAGAACCATCCTAGTGTGTGGGGCTTCTGGCACGAGATGAGAAACCTCCCAAATCCAGAATTGTTCCATAAATGGGTCGCACATGAAGAATTGGATGATTCGTACAATACCATCATGGAAGGCCCCAATTCAGGCACCAGTCTGTGGAATGTCACTGGGAAGAGCCTCGGTGAGATTCTAGAGGACAAGGACGAGAACGGTGATAACCTAATGGATATTCTCTGGAAGGGAGTCACAGGCGGCAAGGGCATTACTCGCTTAGTGCGAAAGAGAGACCCAGATAAGTCTTGGAAGGTAAATCAAGTCATGACCGAGGTAATGGACGGTAAGAAATTCCCTGATATGGATACGATGCTCAAACTGTCCACTAATGAAAGCACGGCCTTGAAAGGCGCTTGGTTCCATCTACGAAATGAGATAGTGAATAGGGCGAGTTTCCCCGAGTTCAGTAAGCAAAGCATGCAGCGAGCAGGGCACAATCAAGCACCTATAGGGCTGAACACACTCGGTACAGCGACAAGGTGCTTATCATGTCATGGACATGGTATTCATCATACTGTGGATGAGGCTGCTAAATGGCATGCTGCAAAACTACAGTATCATGATGAAGAAGGTCGCTTTTTGGATGTCCCTACCGTAGTAGAGAGGGATGCGGAAGGCAAGCCAGTCCAGATAGTAGAACTGGATGGCACGACTCGAGACAAGAGGGTACCATTACCCATGAAAGCAGGGACTACGCACGATGTCAATTGGGCACACCCGGATTCCATGAGGTTCATACGAGAAGAGTTACGACCGCGCCATTTAGGGCATGTAGGTGATGACTGGGATGAATCGGAATGGGACAAGTACATAGATGAATTAACACGACATTATCCTTCTCTAGCAGACCCTGAATTCGGCGGGATGGACAACATTCTCCCAGCGCATGAGTTTGCTTGTATAGCATGTCAAGGTACTGGGCATTGCGGTTCTTGTGATGGGGCAGGTCAACAGGAGCATGAGAGAGGTGTAAGTAAGGCCATACAAGACATCAACATGGCTTTGGTCTTCATGAAGAACCTAGGTGTGGGTATCATAGCCGACGAAAACGGCAAAGTGCAATACCAACCACGTGCTGCTCATTGGCTCAAAAGCGATGATGGTGCAGTTGGTAGGTTCGTCTCCAGTTTCGCTGAAGGACAGAAAAGAGAGTTTGAGCCCGAGATTGAGGACTATGTCCCTATGGACCCTATAGGGCCTGATGATAGGCCATTCGAGATAGGCAGCGTCGATGACTGGCATCAGGAACAGGAAGAAGCATGGCATAGAATTGCAACGAAGTGGGCTAGAGACCAATTGGCCCCTGAGATAGAGAGAGACGAAGAAGGCAAACCTGTGAAAGACGAGAACAATCTATCTATAGTATCAGATGATAAAAAGTGGGCTCAAGACATGCTCAGAACCATAGGGGAGATAAAAGATGACGATAGTCTGAGAGATTGGGCTACAGAATACTTCCGTCGTAAAGGAGAAAGGGATGCTGTATCACCTAACGCGGCAAAAGACATAGTAGCGGCGATACGTAAAACTGCCGATGATAGCGTAGGTTCATTCCAAAACTGGCAATTGGATAGAATGGTTCATGATGACCCGTTGGGCTATTTGAGGACAATCAGGGGTGCTAAGGGTGCTCAACATGGCTGGCCGGGCGGCTCTTTCAATACGTTCATGTCCCGAGAGACTGGAAAATCAATGCCATTGGAAACGCAAAGTGACTTCCTCCCTCGTCAGGAACTCACTAATACGCTTCAAGCGCAATTAGAGCCTGAGGCTCTTGCTTCTCTGTTATACTCGCTTTCCACACGAGCACGAGCCTTAGTGCCGGGCATGCCTCTACGCCCTTCGTGGTGGACTGACATGCATGAATCTGGTTTCAATAAATACGGGATGGTATTCCCTAGGGGACATTTCGGTGATGGTGACGCAGGGGAATCATTACCAACATGCGAGCACCCTCATTGCGAAGACACCTTCAGAACGGAAGGCCATGCTTGCGAATACTGTGAAGGTACTGGCGATATGAGCCACAATCACGAAGGAGCCTCACCTATCAAATGTTTCGTGTGTGACGGAGAGGGTGTAAGAACACGGCCTGCTGCAGCCACATATGGGCCAGATAAGCCGGGTGAGTTCTACAACCCCCATGGTCATTATTGCTCTCACCACCATGGCAACATCATGACCAAGATGGAAGGCATGTTCGAGGATTCCCAAGGTCAGAAACTTCGAGGACACTACCGTAGAATAGTAGGAGGTGAATTCGCTAGAAGGCTCATCAAGTACACCACTCTCAATGCCTCAGATTTAGGGGATAGGATTGCTAGCAGAAGGCCGGGAGCATTCCCTGATGTAGAATACAACGACACTGGTTTGTCTCTCTCCCATCTAGGCGGGTTGATGTTCATCGGCTTCCATGGTGTCAGGTCTCCTGACGGGGGAGGGTACTTGATACCGATGTTCGAGAGGAACGGCTCCAAGTTCAGCATCTTCGATTTAGGTGAAGGGCATGTCTCTGACTGGCAGGGTCTTGGTCGGCAACCGCTCTTCCAAAGGCACTTCGGTGCTGACGGTGTCTACCTAGGTCGTGGTATTGATTACTTCGACCATCCCGGCTGGGGAGATGCAGATGGGATACCGACTAACGCAATGGGAATGATAAAGGTCAAGGGGAGGGATGATGACTACAACCTGCATGACATAGGGGTAGGGGAAGACTCTGGGAATCCCTATGACAAGAACCAATACGCCGTCAAAAATGGACAGCAGTCATGCCCCTGTTGCAAGCAAACTCTCAATCGCAAAGCAGTAACTCACAGGTCATGTGCGAGATGCGGGGCAGGTAAGCAGCAAGACGAGGATAAGGACTCGCCAACGTATGGTGAATTCCTCTCGGACATAACTAGTTGTGTATGTAGAGCGAATGGTGAAGAGCCGATATACGAAGAAAGCAAGCAATACATACGGCCTTGCAAGAATAAAATGGTAGATAGCCCTTACTTGGATGATACTAAGCCACACCTCACAGAAGGGCAATGCAATTGGCCGGGGCACAACTACGATTTCAAGTACTTGAAAGAATTTGGCATAGGGAACTGGCCGAAGCAGAGACTCGCAAGGGAATATCTAGTGGGTCGCACAGCACAGGACCCTCCTGAGCACATAGTTGAGAAAATGCACAGGGAACGGCTTCGTGATAGATTGGAGTCAATAGTGAGTACAGGGGTGGACCCTGCCATAGACCCCGCGACAGGCAAAATGCGAGCCTATCCTGAGAGGCAGTATGTGCAAGTCGTGGACCACAAGGGAAACCCTATCCATTACCCTGATTCGCATCCAATGGCCGGGCAGGAGGTGTATCGAAGTGTGGAAATGCCTGTTGACCAGCCTCTATGTACGTGGTACAAATTCACTGGGGTGCCTACCTTGCATGGGCAGTTCGATGAGAGAATAGGGGGTCGAATGGATAGCCAGTCTTTCATTGATGCCTTTTACAAGGCCATTGTTCCCTATGATAAACACGGAAACCCACTGCATAAGGAGGTCAGCGAGGAAGATGAAAGGACTTACTGGCAATTGACATACCTATTGAGTTCCCCGGATGCTAACCACCCTCATTACGAGGCGGACACTGGTGTCGACGGGCGATTGGTGGCGAAAGGTAGTCTGCATTTCAGAATCCCTGTGATGCATCCGGGTTTCGGCTCATCCCTAGGACATTCTGGTAAGTTGGAAGAGGACGGTTACCAAGGTTTCACCAACCCCCACAGTCTGTATAGCCTAGTGAGGAAGGTGAATGACAAACTCAGAATCTCCAGCGCAAAGGCGGATGCTGCAGGAAAAGAGATAATGGCTAAGATTGCCGCAGTGGATAATAATAAGGCTTTCACTGAGTTGCACAAGATAGGTCGGTTGAACCCTGATACTGGTGACTGGGTATTCTCTTCGGAGTTTGTGGGTTTCGTGACCGCTTTGGAACGCAAGGCTGATAAGAATAAGAATCTAGATGCAGATATCTGTAAGGAGTTGATGACCGATTACACGGAAGGTAATCTCCACCAAGCATTCGCAACGCATGGTATGAGCGAGCAGAATAAGAGGATGATGATACGAGCCCCTAGAGGGAGAGAATTACTCGAAGTGGATGATGACTTGACTGCTTATACTGTCCCCCTCTCACAATTAGACGAGAACCAAGACTCACTTGCCAAACGCTTGCTGGCGGCTCTGTCTTCAGGTAACCCCAATATGCCTCCGTTGACCAAGGAAGGGGCTGACCCCTCTCTCGTCGAGTTCACTACTGGGGATGCGCTAGACTCTGGCCGCCCAGCACCACTCACTTTTGGAATCAGGCCTGATTACTATCATGAGGCATTGGAGAAGCATGCCGAAGAGGCTCATGAGAAAGCCTTGGAGTTCCAAGTCAATCATTTCCCCTTCCAAGCGTCTATGGAAGCAAGAGCCAGAGGGCAAGGGGTGATGGACACAGTAGATGGGCACTTAACCAACATGACCATTTTGAATGCCAAGAGTCATCGAGACGTAATAGGTGACAATCAAACTCTACCGAAAATCAGCCCAGATGATGAGAAGCAATGGTTCATACACACAGGGCAATTGTCGACAGAGGCTAGGAAGAGAGCAGAAGCGACTGCTGAGTCTGAATGGCGTGCTGATGACTACAGAGAGGGTTTTGGTGACACCAGTAGTACTGATTACCAAGGTCAGTATGATACTGACACTGGTGACCTTTCTTGATAATCTTGTGTTATTCTTCAACAATAATAGCCCCATCTTTCTTATTGAAGAAAAGGGTGAGAAAATCAAGAAGACGGTCAGCCTTCCAACAGGAGGGTATATGTGCTAGGCCTATCTCGGAAGCGTAGGGAAGTTATCATGACGATGTCCACATTACCCCCTCTAGCGCCTAGTGAAACGAATGCAGATGAGATACGAGTCTTAGGACTCATCACCTTCGTGTCCATCTTAGTGGGAGCAGCCATAGCCGTCTTCGATGCCGGTCTGTGGTTGAAGATGGAAGGTGACGTGAGAACCAACGCGGCTACTTACTCCATGGGGGCCTTCACTCTCCAAGGGATGTCCTTCGTCCTATACAAACTCCTCATGCAGGAGAACCTAGACCATCGTGCGACATTCGCAAGGATGGACAGGGACAGGGCTCGCAAGATGCAAGGCATGCAGCAAGCCATGGCAAACAAGCAGATGGAACTCGAGATGAGGATGCAGGAGGCTCAATTCATGAGGCAATTGAACATGATGGAGCATCAGAATGAGATGCAGATGAGTGATATGGACTCCGGTTTGCCCCAACACGGTCCTGAGGACAAGGGTGGTATAGACCTAGGGGGCAGTGCTGCCGTGACAAAGAGTCAGAGTAATAAAGGCCAGACTCGTGACAAGGGCGGAAAGTTCGCTTCCAAGAAGGCTTGATTATGGGTTGGTTATTTCACACACCTAGTGACGATGCAACAGAAGCGACACTGAAGGCCCTGCACTGGCAGAACACTCTCGATAACTACTATGAACGTGGGTGGGGCTGGGCTAGGACTCTCTTTTTCACCACTCTCGCTGTTTTCGTGACTTCCTATGCGGAGAAGACCTTGGATGTCAGCGTATGGGATAGGACAGTGGAGTGGTTCATCGAATACGCTCAAGACAAGGTCAATGGATGGACGTGATTTGTTGAATGGTGGGAGTAGCAGGCTCTGTTCTAATGGGTGCGATTGTCTACGGGAAGGAACTCTACAACTTTCTGAAACCCCGGAGGATAGGAGTGTACGGGCCGTCGATGGTTGGAAAGACTACGTTAGACAGATACATGACGACTCCGGGCGAAATGGAAGACGTGGAGGAGAGGACTACACACGTAAGCCGTCTCGTGGGTGGGGGTCACGTACTCCCCAAGGCTACAAGAAAGAGAGTGAGATGGCATGGGGAGAAAAGAGTCATCCACTCCGCAGACGTGGGTGGCCAGCAGAGATTCTGGAACCTGTGGATAGACGACATGGTAGAAAGGCAGGTAGAGGTAGTCGTATTCATGATAGACGACAGGGGGAAAACTGGCACGAACGGCGATATCATAGACGCAGTGGGAGGTCTGGATTATCTCGTAGATTCCTTACTAGAGAGGAAATGGCGTTACAGAAGCCTCATGACATGGTGGAAGGGGCGCAAGTACGCACCAAAGCAGATATGGGTTGTTGCCAACAAAGCCGACAAGTGGTGGGACCAGAACGCCAACATCCTGTGGCAGGCCAAGAGACTACGAGAACACGACATATTCGACCCTTACAGGGCATCCATGGTGAAACTCCAAAAAGCAGGCATTCCCTGCCGAGTCAACATGATGGCCACGAAGATAGGGTGGAACGTCGAACAGAGCCTATTGGAGATGCTCAGTTGGTGATATAAATGGTAATGAATACGATAAACCCCTTTGGACAAACAGCCGGACAGCCCTTAGCGACTCAGACGAGTCAAGAAATGGTGCACCTAGCAGCGAACTCGCAGGTCCCCCTCGCTCAGTTACAGCAGATAGCGCAGGCACAGACGATGATGCAGGATGCGGCTATGCAGAGACACATCGAGATACCGAAGGTGAACTTCTACCCTTCTAACCATCCTAACCCCAAGAAGGCTAGAAGGGCAGACATCCGGCAAGCCTACAAGTTACTCGCACCCACCAAAAGGAGTATCCTCTCACCTAGGAGGTACTGGTTCGGGGGCAAGTATGCCTTTGTTGGCGACGCCACTAGATGCGTTGTCGATGGTTGCGATATAGATGAACTTCTCCGGGCGGCTGGTAACGTCTATGAGATGATAAAGGACGAAGATACTGGAGAGTCCTTGTACGACTTGTACTTCAAGGACCCAGTGACAGGGGCACCTCAAGCCTTTCAAGCAAGGGAGCATGTCACGAGCGGCAGGTTGCTACGAGGGACATACTGCCCTGAGCACCTCCACCTCTACCATCTCCTCACCAAATGGGAGCGAGCAGAGCAAGAGGAGGAAAGTGGTAGTACTAGCAGCCTCAAGAGCAAACTCAACAAAGGGGTCTCCATGGTTACTGTACCAGTCACTGGTTTCGCCATGAAGGACAACACACCCCCTCAATTAGCCGCTTACGAGCCTTTCTTCAATATGCTCAAGCAGGATAACATCCCTGTAGTGCGTATCAAGGATGCTGCAGGGCAGGATAAGATGGTAATTCCCATCTTTGACTTAGCCCAATTCCAGAACGGGGGCAATACGCGAAACCTCTCAGATGCCCAGATGAGCGCCCCTCCAGTACAGCAAGACCTTCCTAGTATGGGTCTCTCGGAACTGTTAAGCCAAACAGCCCCTCCCCCTGTAGTAGACGAGGCACCTGTGGAGGCGACAGAATGAATGGTTTGTTCGGTAATTCAGCACCCCAGCAAAGTGGGACGTTGTCTCTAGGACTACCTAATAATCAGCAGAGCCTCCCGATGCAAGGGCAATATGGCATGCAACCATCTCAGGCTGGCATGGGCTTCGGTAGTGGAATGATGAGCGCCATGGGTATGAACCCGGCTGCGCCAATGGCACCACCTTCTGACCTAGAGGTAATGGCTGCTTTGATACAAACGAGCGTCCCTATGGATAGATGGTTAGCAGGGCCCAATATGGAGATGCTAGTCTCCCTCCTCTACAAGGTCAGCGCTTTGGCCACTGTGGATGTCCTCAAGAATATCAGCATCGTTGAGGATGCGGACGGCAAGATGGTATTCGACTTCTCGGCATTCACAAACGCACCTACAGCAGACAGCGTCACCATGGAGTCCAACAACCTCAAGAATGCAGCGACGATGACTCGAGACCAAGCCATGCAGCAGCAGCAATCCATTCTCAACATGGTTCAGCAGAACATGATGAGCGGTGCTCTCAGTGCGGCTATGGCTAACCCCGGTATGATGGAGAGTATGGGTTCAGGTATGGGTAGCATGTTCAGAGGCATCTTGGGTCTCCCATCACCAACACCAACAGCGGGGGCGATATGATGCCAACAGACACTTTCAATGACATGATGTACGGGATGTACGACATGACTCAGATAAAGAAATCCTCTCTCATCGACATGATAATGGTTCAAGTCATCAGCCTGACTCTAGGTGCGACTATCCTTATCGCCTACTCTGCCTATGACATGAGTCAGACTGAGTTGATGTACTCAATGGGAATCCTCTTCAGTAGCATGCTCCTCACTGGGACTGTCTACAAGCGTCTCGGGGACAAGGCCTGACCAACGCCCTATGGGGCACTCGCTGTTCTTCAACTTAGCCTTGTAATTGATGAAGCAGCCACACAGGTTGCATTTACTCCCCTTCCTATGCTCACAGGGGCCGCATTGCTCTAATCTCAATTCCCTCTCTTCTGGTGTCGCGTGGCTCATACTGACGATATCCATCATCGCACGAGTCAAGTCATTCGCTGTTTTTCTAGCCCGTCCCAAACGAAAGGCATTAGAGCGCGGCCCCCCTCTCATGCTTCGTGAGTGGACGCGTTACACGTCAATCTTGTGCCTTCTGTCAGCATGGCGATAGGGATACCATGGAGGAAGGTTTGATTTCAGGGGCAGTCATCCCGAAACTGCTAGACAAGGACATGGGATGGCGAGAAGGGACGGCAGACCGCCACTTCAGAAACCACATGGGAGAGTTTCATATGGGCTCGAATAGCGATTGCATTGTATGCACTCACCCGGAGAGGGCTGAAGTGGAGCAAGCCTACTTCACAGGTGGCATGAACAGCGAAGCCATAGCGGATATAATCGGTTGTAGCGAATCCACAGTCTACCACCATCTCAAGCATCACCTCAAACCCCTCATCCAGAAGAGCGCTGCTGAGATAGTCTCGATTGCAACAGGGAAGGAAATGGATATGATGCGTAGCAATCTAGAGCGCGTCAATGGTGAGTTGGACTTGTTCCTCGACGATGCGGACAGGAACGACCCTGCTTATATCAAGAACCTAGTCAGCCTCCACAAGGAAGTCCGTGACACCCTCACGACGATGGTTAAATTCCAAGAGAAGGCTATGGGTGAGACCAGTCAGAACATACAGGCTGACACAGTCAACATACTCAAGTTGGAACTTTCCAAGGAGTCTCCTGAGGTTTGGAAGCGAGTCAGAGCCAAGTTGCTAGAAGAGGAGGAAGAAGCAGATGCGTCCTAAGTTCTTCGAGGTGCCTGTGCATCGTCTGATGTGCAAGGACGTCCGCATGAATGGTATTCTGACTGAGCCTAGGCCTCTCCATCTCAAGGAGATGAAACTCTTCCTTTCCTTGCTTGATGAGGTAGTAGACCGCTGGTATGAGGCTGTAGGTCCTGTCAATCCTGAGATTGCAGCGAGTCATGGGTTGCATAACGGCTTGGTCCAAGAGTTGAAAGTCAGTTATCAGGTCATTATGGAAGATGATACTGAGAATGCCTTGATAGAGCGTGAGAGGCTCGACTTCCTGTTTCTCAAGTTCGCGGACATGCTGTCGTCCTTCTCTAGCGTATTCGCTTCACCTACTGAACTAATCACGTTCTATCGTAATATCGTGAGACGGTTGGAACTGACACATGACATCATACCGGAGGGTAAGTATGGCTGGTAAGATATTCGTGAAGAACACCTCTGGGACAGGCACTACTCATGGGTTGAGATTCAACCCACGCGACGGGCCGGAGATGATGGAAGAAGACAGGAATCTCGGTAATGACGACCCGGAGTCTCGACAGCGATTGGAAGAGAAGAAGCAGAAGGAGAAGGAACACAGGCACAAGAAAATCTCTGGTTTGCAACACCTCTCAGTCAAGATACCTCAGAAGAAGAGACCCACAGGGGATAATCAGAGGAATGATGAGGAACTATCCGAGAGGACAGGTTCTTCCAGTAGCACTGGTTATCCAGCAGATGTGGCTTCTGGTGCTAAGACGGGGGGAGGTTCTGCTTTCGGTGGAGCACCTGTGAATATCATGACAGGCTATCCTATGGAAGACGGTTTTGACCTCCTTCTCAAGAAGAAAGGTGGTCGTGGTACACATGGTAAGACGCATACTATCTCTACCAAGCGCACGAAGGCTAGGGCTCATCGCACTAGGAGGGTGCGTAGGTCTCGAGGAAAGACATCTCTAGACATGCAGTTCAGTGGCAGGCATGTCGGTAACCCGCAATCTCGTGACCCGAAAGGACAGAGTAAGACTCGTCATGAAGTTACCATGAGGGTAGGTACTTCTGGCAAAGGACCCATACGGCACGGTCACTCCCAAAGAGGGCGTGGTGCGCGAGGCATGAGACGCTCCGTGAACCCTGACCCGCGTCGTATTCACAAGGCAGCAGAGATGAGTCAAGTAGAGAGAGATGTCCCTGCTCATACTTCACCTGCCAATCTACCAAGCCAGCAAGGTACACAGATGCTGGAAGCGGGTTTGGGTGCTCACAGTGGAGTGAGGATACATGACCCCCATGTCGCTGCTAGTGATATGACCCCTTCCGCTCGCCAAGCGCCACAGCAGTCTAGAGTCGATAGAACCCACAATGTAGGTGGTGTGGCTATGCCTCTGTCTGATACCAGTGGCGGTTTTGCTTCTGGTAGTGGTATGACTGGTTTCATACCTCAGAGCCCTACTGCTAGTATGTTCAAGATGTCCATGGAGCAATTGGACTCTTTAATCCAGAAAGCCAAGATTAGCGGTGCAGACATCACTGAGTTTAAGTGGCTCGTTCGTGAATTGAGGAGATTATTGAACTCGGGAGCCTTGAGGAAGGCCGGTCTGGAAGATGCCGAACACGACGATGAGCGTCCGACCCCGAATTCACACAGGCAGACGACCAGCCACCCAACCGGAGCCACAGAAGTGGACCCTGAGGATGACCCGCGATATTGGGGTGCTCATCCAATCGGTCTACTCTTGCCTCGGAGGGGACATATGTGATGGATGACATTATTCTGAAGGGCAATGGGGTCCTTGTTCAAGGCCAGCATGCTGAAGACCGTGGAGGGCAACTTCTCGCCCTTTCACCTGCTCAGATGCTAGAGAATTATGGGCAACGGGACGGTACGTTGTCGGAGAACCCCTTTCACATCGACCCTCTCACTGGACGTCGTTTGGACCCTCGTGATGGGTATGACCTCAGGAACGTCTATGAGGCGTTAGTAGAAGGGATGTATTGGCATCTCACTAAGAAAGTAGGGCCTATGGACCCAGATTCGACTAAAAAACTTCTTCGGGAATATGTCAATCAAGCAGCAGAGCAATTCAACAAGGCTAATCTTCAACGAGATAGCAAAACCAACAATCTGTACCCCCATACTCGGGGTATGCGTGGTTATGGGGGTTACCAAGAAGGCTCGGGACATGTATTCACAGATACCGACAGGGGGACCTTACATCCCGATTTGGAGAAATCACTCAATGTATATGTGCCTGAGTATCAGAAACTGGGTAGTTTGGGTAATCACATAGAGCCGCAGAACATCCGCATCAAAAACTCGAAAGGCAATTATGTCACATTGAATCACAGCAACGCTGACCATCAGAACTGGGGGCACATGTCAGAGGGTGGGTTTTTCGGCGCTATTATGCAATATCTCTCTCTTGTAGCGAATCATTGGAATCTGACAGTAGAAGACATGCCTTCTACTATGCGTCATGGATATATCAAACCAGAGGAATTCGTCATTCACACTGACCCCATGACTGACAAGCAGAGCAACTTCTGGAAGTACTGGCATGCCAATCAAGACCCAAATGAGGCTAGCAACCCAATACCAGCGCATCGTCGAAAGCACCCTCATGTATCCTTGAGGAGCGGCTTAGGTAGCCTGTGGGAGGGTTTCTTCCAACCTGCTATTCATCCTTCTAAAGTGAGTGATGCTAGACGTGACTATGCTAGGCAGATATTGACGCGAGTCGGAAACGTACCTCCGGGCATGGTGAGCGATGAGCATGTGGAGAATTTCTCACGGAGTATCCTGATGCAAATACTAGAAGACTCACGAGCAGGTGACAATGCTCTTCGTAGTGCTAGTCAGACTTTTCATTGGTACAATAAGATGCGTGAAGCAGTAGGTCTCCCTAGGTGGGGGCGCGCTCCTGTTGGTAAGGAGGAGATGTACCTTCCTCGACATATGCCGAATGAGATGAGACGTTGGAATCGGAAGTTCAATATCAATGTTAATCACATGGGGCTCGGTAATCACTTTGGAGAGGCCCAGCAAGGTCATTCCCACGCTGCTGCTAATAAGACATTGAGGCAAGGTTTGCTGCTGTCCATGATGCTTGAGCAAAGACCGGATTGGAGAGCGAAGGCTACACGAGAACTCAACCAGATGCCTTATTCTATGGGGGATAACTTGGAGACAGGTAGGGAGTTGAAGCAATTGTTCATGAGAATGCACTTTGATGCACCTAGTGTGAGTGCTGCTGACTTTGCCCGCCATCCTACCCCAGATGGATGGCTAGAGCCTCAAGGTATAGAACCGCGAGGGAGCGTGCAACCACGAGCCGATGTCGGTAGATGGGAGAGACCATCATTACTTCCTGATTTCCCTCAAATGGCGTCAAAAGTAAGTGAGTTCATCCCTACCCCTCGTTTGCCTAGGCTCATTCCACCAGCCTATGCTAATCGTGATGATGACGACATTGCTACGAGTAACGATAGCCTCTATGATTTGATGGAATCGTTGCAATCCGCAGATGCGCGAATGGATAGTTATGTGATGAAATCATTGCCTGAAGAGAGGAGATATGATGTGTCGAATGAGCGTGATTTGGAAGCACTATGCCTGCATTATAGCCTTACTAAGTCAGATATACATTATATCGAGCAGAGTGTGGGGGATTGGGATGATATTGCGGAACGCTTGAAAGTAGACCCCCATGTAGTTAAGTCGGTGAAGGTGGCAATCAGATGGTAGAAATGCACGATTGGGACACCTTCCTCAAGGAGAAGAAAGTGACTCTAGCAGGTATGAAAGACAGTTTTCCAGCGCAAGGTTTTCGTGCTCAAGATGTTAGATTGACCCCAGACCCTGAAGGAAGGGTGCAGTGGAATAAGCCATTGCATGGCTTGTCTGAGGAGGGTGACTCCAAGAGATACACTAGAGTTCCTATCGCCTCCACTATGCAAAGATTGCAGGACTATCACCGCATGCATCAGATGTGGAGGCGTCAGCAAGAGGCCCTGCAACGCCGTATTGCTTCAGGTGACCCCATCATACCCGGTAAGATAGCAGGCAAGGAAAACCAGCGGGCTGTCGATTATTTATGGAAGCCGGGGATGCCCTTCCAGATACACACCCCTGAGAAATCCTACGCCACACCAAATCTCACGTCGAGCCTTCGCCCCGGAGTCCTTGGTATGCTACCACTGCAACAAGGGAGAGCGGGGATACAAGAAGGTGGAGCAGGTCATCCGAAATTCCTCGGTTGGAGAGGAGGCCTTGTGGGGTGGATGAATCGCTTGCTGGGATTGATACCGGGTCTCAGAGACACTAGTGCGAGGGAGCAGGTCAGAGCGAAGGTGGAGACTAATAGGTTAGGTATGGCGGCGTTGAACCGTTTCTATCGACTCAAGTCAAAATACCCTCTTCATCAAATGTCAGATGATGATAGGAAATTAGTGACCCAAATGATGTACGGTTACTTCACAGAGTCGGCTGGTCTGGAACCTCTCGCGGCACGAATGGTCGCTAACGCTGTCCCCAAACTAGATGATGAGCATATGGATGCTATTCATCAGGGCATAGCAGACCACATAGGTGAGCAAAGCACGACGAATGTAGGAGGGGCCCTCCCTCATTCAATCAATCAGCAGGAAATGGCAGCATTAGTTCAAGAGGCCTCAGAGAGTGTTGCAAGAGTCAGGAGACAGCGTAGGAAGAACAAGAAGAGTGAGTTTGAGGCCGAATCTATGCCTGAAATGGATTGGAGTAGAATGCCACCAGAAGGTGGAGAAGCAGCGCCGGAAGAGAGAGACTCCAACGTGATTGAGTATTTCTTAGAACCTGATGAATTCAAGGCTATGTGGGGCTCTACGGAGCCTGTCAGTTCTGCTTCATTGGATGACCCTACTAGTACTCGAAGTGGTTGGGAGGTGAATGACCGTGCGATGCATCACATTAATGCTGGCTTGCAACGCATGAAGCAGGCTTTGCATCGAAATGAGCCTACACATAAATTACATTTGCATAACTTAAACCTGCCAAAATGGTCCTTAGAAGCGTTATTACTCCATGAGGATTCTGATATGCAGCGACACCTAGAAGATGTCAAAAAAGCAGACCCGTCTCAAGCGAGGCGAGCGCAGCAGGTATTGCACCACCTAGTCGCAGGTTGGCATGAAGGAGACGCTGGCCATCACAAGACGATTGACAATATGGTGGGTTTCCTAGCAGGCAGTCCAGAGTATCTAGCGGCCACTGTAAAGGCACACCCCGCTGAATATCCACATTACATCGAGGGTCGTCCTTCTTCGATATTGCAATCCCCGCCACCCGACATAAATACTGAATATCGCTATAGACCAGAAGAAGCCTATTCAGTAGATGAAGATGATGAAGAACCTGATATGGGTGTATGATGTATGGTAGATAGAGCAGCATTGGAAGTCATAGAGGACATCGACTGGGAGATGGCCAAGAAGGACTTCAAGTTCTTTTTCGAGGAGATACTCGGCTGGCAGTTGGCTGACCATCACGAGAAGTGGTTCCACAACCTCAATACTCACAACAGGTATTGCGTGAAAGCATCTCGAGACCACGGTAAATCTACTTTGTTCCTTGGCTATTTGCTATGGAAGGTCATATTCACGCCACGTTTGGATACGATGATTTTCAGCCACAGCCTCGACCAGTCCATCAGGCACATGAGAGGCCTCAATGACCTGATTGAGTCCAGTCCCATGCTAGCGAAGATGAAGGACAAGGACGCTTGGTCCAAGACGTTCTTCGGCTTCACCAACGGTTCGAGAATCAACGCCAAGTCAGTCGGTGGTGGTGTCAGAGGTGCTCACCCCGATTTGATTCTGCTAGACGACATACTCTGGGGAACTACGGACACTGAACTGCAACGTGTCGCCTCTTGGTTCTACGAGGTCCTCGTACCTACGCTTCACCACACCTCCCAACTGTGCATAGTGGGTACGCCGTTCACTCCTACTGACCTCTATACCGAATTAGAAAGGAGAGATGGGTATCTAGTCGAGACTTACCCTGCTATCAATGAGAAGGGGGAACCCCTCTGGCCATGGCGTTGGTCCTTGGAGGCACTGGATGCTCGGAGGATGGATATGCCCGCAATCGCCTTCACTCGTGAGTATCTCTGTGAGCCTATGGACGATATGTCCAGCCTCTTCCCATCCACAGTGGTCAATGCATGCAAGGACAATCATCTCACTCTCATTGACAGGCGTCATGAGGACGATGACAGTCAGTACTTCATAGGCTGGGACCCTGCTATATCCTCAGACAGGCAGGCTGACTTCACGGTAATGCTAGTGCTACGCAGACCGTCCGATGCACCTGAGACTCTGGAACTCGTTCATGTAGTGCGTCGGAAGGGTATGGACTTCCGCACTCAAATCATAGAGATACAGCGTTTGAACAACAAGTTCCGACCTGAGGTGATAGAATTGGAGGCCAATCACTTCCAACGTGTATTCGCTACTGAACTACGTGCTGACACTGACCTCCCCATCAAGACTTTCATCAGTACGAAACAGAGACGTGAAAGCCTTCTTATGGGTCTGGTCCTTCGGTTCGAGCGAGAGCAGATTCGCTTACCATGGGGAGATGAAAGGTCACGAGACCTCATCAGCCAGTTGGAGCACGAACTAATCATGTTTGGTATGAGCAAGGAAGGCAAATTAGATAGCATTGCTCGTCACGATGACTTCGCCATAGCCCTCGCATTGGGCAATTGGGCTACTACTGAGTTCCGTGAGAGAATCATAGATTTGGATTCATTGATGTCGGGGTTGATAGATTGACGTGGTTCAATGTCCTTAAGAGCAAGGGATATATCTCTCTAGGTATCTCAGGTTCTCGCTCACTCAGAAATTACGAAGCCTTCAGAGACAGAGTCAATGATTGGATTCGTCAAAATGGGAGACCAGACCAGATGGTATCTGGGGGACAGACAGGAGCAGATACCTTTGGTAGGAGATTCGCTGAAGAGAATGACATACCATTCGTCGAGCACCACCATGACGACCCTCGCTATCGCTATGCTCGACCTAACAAGTATTATGCTAGAAATATGGCATTAGTTCATGACTCTACTCACCTCCTCGCATTCCCTTCAGAGTTTAGCCGTGGCCGACACATAGGTCGAGATTGGGAGAATACCAGAGGAGGCACTCAATGGACCATGCGTTACGCGCAGAACGAAGCAGGGATACCAGTAGACCATCATTGGGCGGAGGACTTTGAATGACGTGGGGTAGCAATATCATAGGTGACGATTACGATGCCTACACGGATGAGTTGGACGCAGACCGTGCGTGGGTCATCAAGCAATTGCAGCAGCATCCTGTATTCAAAAGCGAAGAAATAGCAGCCCCTGCTTTTGGCTCTCCCACTCCTGAGAAAATAAACCCCCTTTCTTCTGCTGCTACTGAGCAGCCGACTCCTGAAGAGAAGGAGAAGAAAAAGAAGGAGAAGGAGAACCAACCTCTACTATCGCAGCAGTTTGGTAAGTCTGCCTCTGAATTAATCAAAGACTTGAGGATGAAGAGGAGGGTGCACAAGGAATTCAAAGATGACATTGATGATGCCATCACAGCCATACGTTTGGCGAAGGAAGAGGAGACTGATAGAGTACTAACTTCTTTCTCTTGGCTGGACGACCACCTCCCTGCAGTCAAGTCCTTCAATCTTAGAGACAAGGACCTCATAGCCTTGTCACGTTTCGGTGATGTGCGTAAGGTATCGTTATCGCAGGCTTGTAACCAATGGTCTGTTGCTAACGATGTTTTGACTAAACTCTCAGAAATAGAAGGTGACTTTGACGAAACTCAGCAAAAACTCTGGAATGAGTCCCAAGTGATGAAGAGAGATGCTCGTGAGATGTGGAAGAATACTCTCCATCAGAGTGAGAAACTGACTAAGTCTGAACTTCTCTCTATGGAGAAGGCTAGTACCCTCCTCGATTTCCATGGCCCGATGGACAGTCGAACCATTCACACACATATGACTGGTGAGGATGGTCGTAGTAGAGGTGTCCCTTCAGTACAGCAGTTAGGTGCATTATTGAAGACCTATGGCCCTGAGTATGATATCTACAAGCATGGTAAGCAATGGGAGCGTCAGACTGTTGACATGAATTTATTGATGAAGGACCCTTGGGCTTACGCTGCTGGCTTCCTAGATGCTGATGGTTATGTCACTATCAGTAAGAAGGGAGAGCCACGAGCGGGATTCGTTGCAACTGGTGAGAGGGGGCGGATACATTGTGAGAATCTGTATAAGATGCTCGGGTGTGGTGTCCTCGCTCTTGATTTGAAGGTTCATAAGACTAGCAAGAGGAGCCAACATAGATTGCAGTTCTACAGCAAGGCTGACATCTCCAAGTTATTGAAGGGGACTTTACCACACCTACATCTCAAGAAGAATCAGGCTCGTTATGTGCTAGAGCATCTCAATCTGCGAGGCAAGGATGGTGATATCATTGTCAAGCGCAGGGATGAGTTGTATCGCTTGGTGAAGTGGGAGAATTGGAAGGATGTTCAGGCAGAGGAATTGCTAGAGGAGTGGAATGTTGATGAACAAGAGGTCCTCTCGTGGGCTAGGCGTGACCCTGAGATGATAGTGAGTGAGGTGGTCTGATGGTTGAGGAAAAGGGGCCAGTGGGCCGTTTCATAGAGCGTTTGTCTTCTACCTTCCGACGCAAAACGACTCCTGAGCCAATCATGCCTCTCTGGAAGGCTGGCATACAGGAACCTGTATTGGTGCAAGGTGTCAGCATACCTGCACTCTACGCCACTGTCCAAGAGAGCATCATCCTGCGAACCACCATCAATACGCTATGTCAGGAGATATTCAGACGTGGTCATTACTGGAAGAAGAAGTTCCATTTCAAGTGCCAGAAGTGCGAGGAAGAGTACCAGCACGAAATCAAGGAATGCCAGATATGCGGTAACTCAGAGTTCGACACACCGGATGCTGACCAGATAATGTATCCTAGGTGGTTCATCAAGCAGAGAAATGGAATGGACCAGTCATTCATGGATGTCCTTCGGGAAGTAGAATGGGACATGGACATAGTCGATGATGGCTTCTTCGTGTTACTGAAAGACTACTACATGAACAAGGAGACCAATGAAATAGAGTTCTTCAGAGTGAAGGAGATAGTGAGGGGTGACCCTACCTTCATGCGTATAGTAGCAGACAAGAAGGGTGTCAGGGGTGGCCGTTTCCTAGTCTGTCCGATTCACAGGGACAAGACCTTCCCCTTCGGTGGTGACATCAAGAAGTGCGAGACCTGTTCTCAGGAGTTGCAAGACGTGCACTTCATCAATACAGCAGGGTCTGGGAAGACCCAGTACTACATAGAGGGGGAAATCGTCCATGTCTCCAAGTACCAGCCCTCCAAACTCTATGGTAGAAGCCCCGTAGCCACATTGTGGAGACAGGCCATGACCCTATCTGCCATGGACAACTACATGTATCTGGCATATCAGAAGAGGAGGATACCTCGAGGGGTTCTCGCCATCACGACTGATAACATCCAATCCACTGCTTCCTTCTGGAAGGGTGCTGAGGAGAAGATGGAGCGTGACCCCAACTACATCCCCAAGGTCGGTATCGAATCCGCCACTGGTAGGGGCCGTGTCGAGTTCGTGAGGTTCATGGACTCACTGGATGAGATGCAGTACGGTGCAGTCCGTGATGAGTTGCGTATGAGAATAGCAGCCTTCTATGGCGTATCGAACATCTTCATGATGGATAGCGGCAAGGGTGGTGGCCTGAATAACGAGGGCATGCAGATTCTCGTGACCAACAGAGCAGTGGAGTTCGGGCAGAAACTCTACGCTCGTGACATATTCCCCAGATTATTCGGTGAGATGGGGGTGACAGATTGGGAGATGACTTTGTATCCCAATGAAGAGGAAGACGATGTAACGCGACTTAGAAGAGACGAGATGGAAGTCAACATCGCACAGAGGATGGCACAACTGGGCTTCAAGCCAGAATTGACTGAAGACGCTGGTAGGGACATACGTTTCTACTATAAGCAACCTGAGCAACAGCAACAGCAAGCGCCGCAACAAGGAGGCGGTGGTCCACCGCCCGGAGGTCCACCCCCCGGAGGGCCCCCACCCGGTGGGCCACCCCCTGCCGCCCCTCCTCCGCAGCAGATGCCGCCAGCCATGCCTCCTAGAGGGCCACCTACGCCACCACCAGCAGCGGGCGCACCGCAACAACCACCTCCAAGAGCCCCGCCTCCTGACATGAGGGGCCTGAGAGGCGCTCAAGTAAGAGGCGGGCCGGCACAGCAGATGTTCCCCGGACAGATGCTCCGTTCAGAGGATGAGGTAGAGAAGGCACCTCTTAGTCTGGGGGCAGGTTCAGACTCTGAGGGTACAGGCCAAAGGGCTAGCGTGGCCGGTGTTGATAGTTCAACCGCAGCGTCGGGTGCACCGAAGCCCAAGAAGAACCAGCGTGGACCTAAGAAGACCCCAATGGAACAGGCATTAGATGCAGTTCAAGACGCCAAGGAAGTGGCGATGGACCCCAGTAAGAAGACCAAGGACTCGAACTTGCCGGGATGAGAACTTTAATGAGGACGTAGGGGGTGCGCGAAGACATGTCGGACACGATTATCAAACTCGACCCCATGGTTAGGAAACTAGAAACCGCAGTGGGGGAGTTCAAGACCGCCTTGCAGAATAATGACCTAGTGGGAGCGCAGCAGTTTCTCAGGTCGATTGCCCAGACCAGCGATTACCTCGCTTCGGATGTGACTGAGATATACAAGTCAGAGGTAGATGGCGAGAAGGCCGTTGGGGTGAATGACATCTACGCAGGCGGTGTGCCTGTCATGGAATTCAAAGACCAAGGGGCCATCATCAAGGGCGAGAGACCTATGGGTTACATCGGACCTGACGGAGTCGCCTCGAACTGGAAACCGCAGCACGGATTCGGACAGAGGGTTGATTGATGTCCAACGACGTTACCACGCTAGTGGACGCTCTCATCACCAAGATGGAGCGCATGGATGGTGACATAGGCACGCTACAAGCACAAAACATGGAACTACGTAAGATGGTCTCCAACCCAGACGTACTCTTGCAGAAGGCTGGTTTCGTCAAGTTCGGCACACCATCCACTGAGGATGTGTGGGGCGACCCTCTCAGAGGAGAGAGGAACGAGGTCATTGAGAAGGCTGCCATAGCCATTGACGGTGTCATGGTAACCGGAGACATGCCTGAGAACAACGCTGACTGGCATGAGATGGGATGGGATGAGATTCACGCGATGGCTAACGAAGCCGCGCAAGCAGAAGGAAGGCCGGTGGACGTATGAGACCAATGAAAGTAACAGCAGGGGAGAATGCTCCCGATGTCGAGGAACTAATAGAGAAGGCAAACAGCATGGATGATATGCTAGCCAAAGTGGCTGAGACTGTCGATAACTCGCAGATGCGAAACATCACTGGCGTCGAAGAGGCTCGAATGAGTCACTACTGGACCAACCAGCAGCAACCAGACAGTAACATAGAGGCAGTCACGAATAGGGGTGCACACAGCGAGACCATCAATTTCGACGAGACGGCGAACCCCCATCAGACGGGCTCCACTCTTTCAGCGCACCAGAACACTGCTGGTGGTGAGACTGTCATGAAGGCCCCACCAATGCCCCCTGACATGGGTGGCGGCGGTCCACCCGGTGGAGACATGGGTGGCGGCGGACCCGGTGACATGGACCTTGCTGCTTTGCTAGGCGGTGCTGGCGGTGAGGGTGGTGATGACCTACCTGATGACCCATTGGAACTAGGTAAGAAAATCGAGCAGATGGGTAAGAAGATACAGGATATACTAGGCGGTGGAGGCATGGATGACATGGGTGCACCTCCTCCCGGTGGTGATGATATGGGTGGCGAGGGCGGTGCAATGCCTATGGCACCCGGTATGTGATGAGGCGGTGGTGGTTGTGTGCGCGAGAATGCCCACGATTACTTCCTGAGTGCTAAGGCTCGCTATCAGAACTCTGGTGACATAGAAGACGCTGCAGACCTCTACTTCGCAGTAAAGAACATGGCTGAGCATGGCCATGAGGTGGAATGGGATAGCACCTTGCAGAAGATGGAACAGGAACTCGTTAATGTTCCTGACCCTGAAGGTGAACTAGAGCGAGATGGTGTACGTTACAGAGAAATAGCGGTCCCTGCAGCAGTTGCTCAACAAGCGATTAGGGCATACCCTGCTCTCAATCCTGCTGCTGCAGGCAGTGAGACAGAGAGAGGAGGGCACCTTGCTGATGACACTAGGGATAGAAAGCGTCCTTGGATGTCATTCGGGAAGTGGCGTAGCCATATCAGCGGGACTGATATGAGGAGAGCCAACGCTGAACCAGCCTGCTCTGATTTCCCCGGCGGCGAGTTCGAGAAACTACTTGAGAAGAAAACTCAGGCTCCCGGTCTCGGACAGCCCGGTAAGACTTACAGTCCTTATCATACGGCTATTGAAAGCCTCGACCACCCATTGGCCAAGAAGGAGAACATAGGGGCCATCAGAGAGTTGAGAGCCTCTCGACCTCGTCCGATAGAAGACATGAACAACCCAGATGAGTTCTCTTTGCAGGGTTGGTTCATTGAGACCAGTCGGGACCCTAAGGTGTATGACCACCTATTGGACTACTATCATCCCGATTCACCCTTCTATGTGAAGAGCGAGACCCACGGTGACCGTCGTTTGGACAATCATGCGAAAGAGATTACCGAGCAATACCTACCTAGTCGGACTTCTCGAGCCGCAGACAGGCCTGCCGTGAAGAACCTGATTGACTCTGGCCAAGCGCTTTTCGATTTGGACGATAAGGAAGACAGGGAGAGGCTCAACCTGATGAGGGAGAATCTCGGCATCTACGCTCCCGGTGTAATAGGCCAAGCGGATGTGGAGAGCAGGACTAGGCTCTATGAGTCTAGATATCAGAACTGGTTGAAGGCGTACAACCACCTCTATCCCCAGTCCCCGATGCCGGAGGATGCCTTGAGGAAGATGTTCTTGGACCATCTCATGCTCGAGATAGATGGAATGCCCTCCGCTGCTCACCCAGAAACCGGGATGCAGTCTACCCTAGGACCAATCTCCATCTGGGACTTGCTTTACAAGGAAGATGGCTCGCCAAAGTATGCCTTACCTAAGCCGGGAGCGCGTAACAGAATGGCTGGTTACAAGCAGATATCTTCGGGCAAGGACTACCATCTCATGAGGGACCGTAGGAATGCTATGGGTTTCGAGGCCTTGAGAGCAGGTTTGTTGATGGTATCTCCTGCGATAGCAGACCGTTTGCTACTGGCAGACCAGCAGTACAAATGGCTGCAAGCCTTCCAGAGGAGTCCCAAAGAAGTCAAGAAGTACCTTCTAGGTCCTGAGTTCTGGAAGCAGGCGAAGGACAAAGTCCAAGGTGATTTGGCTGAGATGTTCCTCAGTGAGTTGATTGACGATGAAACTGGCGAGGAGAAGGTTATCGACTTCCATGGAGCGATGACACAGGACGGAAAAGAAGCATCTACCTTCCTAATCCCCTCCTTGACTCGTTATATGGAAGGCCATCGTCTGGTGATGAATACCGCTATGGGTAAATTCATGAAGAATTCCACAGACACACCTCACGAGTCTGACCAACCTCTCCTCCACCCACAAGCCTCCAACTTGACTAAGGAGTGCTTGCAGCATATGCTGAAGACTGCTGATTGGCAGACGTTCGGAGACCCGAATCACCCTGATAGGGAACAGGAGGGTCTGGAGGCGAGGGACACTTCCCGTCAACCACTGCATAGGAAACTCTACGCGGCATCCACTCACCATAGTGACGACGGGGAATATGACTGGGACACTTCTTATGGAATACCGCATGAGCCTTGGGGTAACAAACTAGAGACTTTCCATGACTTGATTGTCTTCCTGAACGAGGCTAATAGGAAGAACCTGATTAGCAATGACGACTTGGTGAAGATGCTCATATACGCAGACCACCTTCATGATGGGTCTAGGGCCTATTCCATTAGACAAGGGGTTCGGGAGAGAGACTTCAGTTCCAAGAGGAGAAGTATGAACCTGAAGACTGCGACGCCTCTCCTCCATTCTGTGTGGGGCACTCCCTCTTCAAACAGGGATGCTACCAACTTGGAGAACGAATTCGAGGCGACTCCTTTCGCACCTACCCACAAGAGGCTCACCAAGGAAGGTGGTTTGAATTTCCACGCGCAGGACCTGCATGTCGTCTTCGCGCAGAGGAACATCCATGAGTTCAGAGCAGTGACTCCTGAGATGCTTGGCATTTCCGATTACCGCCCTATACTAAGACCATATGACCCTGATACTGGAGAAGGCGACCGTGATTACGACGAGTTCATCCGAGGTCTGGGTGAGGTGGATGAGAAGGGAGGCCCCGGTCTAGGCATGGAGTTCCGAGAGGCTCAGAGACCCGGCGCTCTTGCTACCAAAAAAGACATTCTCACTCGGCCTGATAGATTCCCTCGTTTGCATCAATGGGTATTACGTAACTTCCCTTCCTTCACCCGCGACACCTTCAGTGAAAGAGAATTGGCTCGCGCTGACGCTGCAGGTGTAGGCTCTGCTGCTGACCTCAGGGGCGAGGAACTCGATGCGTGGAACAACATAAGCGTGGAGGACATACTCAGGAACGTCCTCATCGACCATACTCGAAACCTCCTGCTTGATACCCCTCATAAGGAGGGCACAGTCATGGACTCAGTGAAACTAGGTGCTCTGAGGGAATTGTTCCTGCAACAACTCCCTGACGATGTGGCAGAGGGCTCCTTGGGTTATTTGCCCGTAAGCCCTGCTCACTTCGGTCAGTACGCTACGCTCATACCTCCTTGGGTGGCCGTCAACATAGCACTGTTGGAACATGTACTTCCACCTAGTCGTCGTATGGACCCTGACCATGATGGCCGTGGGAAGACTGCCAAGGAGAACATCGAAAAACGTCTGAGGAACATGGTCAAGTTGAAGGAGAAGTATATGAAGGAAGGCTCCTTCACTCAGCGTTTCGGCAGCACTATTGACGTACCGCCTCCACGCTCCCCTCTTGGGACTGAAATAGAAGCGGATGAGAGGCCAGACCCAGATAGCATATACAGTCCCCACTTCCATCCTTATTGGCAGGGAGTGGTTCTCAACATGGCCTCCATGTTCTACATGGGTCGACATGACACCATGCTCAATTCCACGCTCTATCCCTTGCTAGCCGCTCAGATGGCCCTCTCCCATGAGCATGGGCATGGTGTGAAGTCGCTAGGGGAGGGCGATGGTAGTGGCATGCCTCGAGGTGGTTCGGGAGGTGAGGCGATGCTATCTGCATCTTTCCTGCATAGGAAGTTGGGGCAAGCACGCCAGATTCAGAACGAGGCGTGGTTGAAGGACTTCGAGGCGAAGCACGCTGCTAGCCTATGGGGCCTTGGTGGCACTCCCCCGTTGTCATATGGGCCCATACACGGCGATGACCATGATGGGAAGTCAGTCCTGACAAGGCACTTGAGTGGTGATATGGACACGAGCAATGACCCGTATCTCCAGATGGTACGCAAGATGAATAGGAGGAGGACGTTAGCGGTTCCCGGCCATTTCACCGAGCATAGGACTCTCTACACTCCCAGTGGGACGATGAATGACCTGTTCGCCATGCTAGCGTCGAGGGAGAGCAAGGGTGGTGAGCATGAGACGAAACTAGGTAGGAAGTATTCCAACATAGATAACAGATGGGTCTCTGACCAACCCATTGGAATCCAGCCTCATTGGAAGGACCTATTGGACTCCCCCCAGTTGAGTGGGACGGACAAACTCGGCCCTCATTGGTACAAGTTGGATGACAACGGTCATCTACCCCTGCAGGAGATAGAAGATGGGACAGGTCTATACGGCCCTCTCAACTTCCTCAATGATTACTCTCTCACTCGACCTCTGGAAGGTGGCTGGGACCATCCTGCAGTCGCGTCTGATATGAACGCACCGGGCGATGTGAGGATGTTCGACCTCAGTCTAATCGGGCCGGGGGTGAAACGTGGTGATTTGCATTACATACCCATGGAGGATAGTGAGTACTCATCACATGCAGAATCTTGCCAGTCATGTCTAGGTGAGGATTTCCAGCCTACTGGTTTTCTCAATGGTGCTCATCCTAGTGATGGTGCTCCTGTTTGTGATGACTGTCATGGTACACGGAAGACTGGATGGGTCTTGGATGAAAATAGAGACAGGGATGATGAGCAGAAGTGGGTGAGAGCGGAGAATGCCAAAGCGACCATGCTCTACCATTTATTGCATAACAACCACGCACAACTACCTAACATTGGTACATTGGCAGGCGAGCAGGTATTGAGGGACATCGACCCTGAGACTGGCGAGCATTGGGTACTAGGACCACATCCCGCTCAACTCGTCTCGCAATGGGCGGACAATGCCATGTCCTTCGCACCAAGTAGTGAGAACATGAGGAGGGCAATAGCGAAATTAAACGAGGAAGCGGCTCACTCTGTCCTTTCTATTGCTGAAGTGCAACCTGATAATGACCCTGATATCATGTACCGGGCGGGGGTGAAGGTCAATGCCCACCATCTCTCCGTGCGTAATCATATGAATGCTGCCCACGCTTTGCGTGTGGGGTGGCCCATTGTAGAAGCGATAATGGCTGCTCAGAAGTTCCCAGACATACCCCTATCCGAGGCTGTGGAAGATTACCGTGAGAAATATCTACAGATACACGAAGGCACTCCAGACATTCGAGATAGGCGTGCTCTCATCTATTATATATTAAAGCACGCACATGACTTCATGTCTGGTTTGCACCCTGAGCAAAACCGTCTGATGATGAGTGCATTATCTAGGGCGATAATGAGGGAGAACAACCCTGCATCCACTGAGAGGTGGAAGGAGACTCTGGAGAAAGCAGGAGTGGCACTGAAGGACGATGGAGATTGGAACTACGTTCCATACCGAACACATGCCCCTCTCGGTGCATACAAGCATACGCGGAAGCAAGATGCAGATACCCATCCATTGACTAGGTTCACAGGTACAGAAAACAAAGACCACGTCCTAGGTAGGGATATTCTCCTAGCCTATCTAATGCCAAGAGAGGAGAAATTGGGAGATACTGAGGTATCCAAGGCTTTGAGGGAAGAAGGCCATGACCCAATGGACATCGTGCATGCAATTGGCTCTCTGAGTGAGAAGTTCCCCATGGAAGACGAAAAGGGTGATGACAACTACCCTAGAGGGGGACGGCCTGACACGTACTCAAAGGCGATTAGCGATATTGATGCGGTAGCAGATGCCAAGCAGCACGTGAAAGGCTTACACCCTGACATGTGGTTTAGAGGCATTAAAGGCAAGACTGCACAGATAGAACCTCAAGTCCGAGAGAAGTATGGTCGTGGTGGCTTCAGATACCAAGACCAATTGATAGAAAGAGGTCGTCATTCTCGTAGGGCCTTGCATGCTATGCAATGGGCCAAGGAGCAGATAGAAGATGGTGATGAGGATTCCTACATCCATGACCTTAGCCCCCTCTTCAGGCTAATGCCTATCATCAAGAGAGACTTGGAGAGCAAGTACGACAAAGATAAGCAGAGGGCTTTCGCTGTTCATAACCACGCTTTGGAACCTTTCATGGAGGCTAGAGATGATACATCGCAGATGCAGGGGTTCATGAGGTTCTTGTTCGCACAGGGTCACTATTCAGACGTGCATGATTATGGCAACACTGAAGTCATACCCGGAGGGCAACGCCCTAGAGTGGGGTATCATCATAGTGACACCTCTTCAGTACCATCGAAGGTCGATTTTAGCAGGGCGAAACTGTCAAGCCATCTCTTCAACCCCATGACCCTCAAGCAGTTCGGGGTAGAACTCCCTGAGTCAATGCAAGGTAGCGGTACATTTGATACGTTACAGCAGAATCGCTATCTGGAATTCCATCCTGATGTCCTGAATGACATAGTAGGGATGCCTATAGACCAAAGCATGGGGAACAATTTTGAGCAGACGCCTGCTGCACAGGATATTGCAAGAGGTAGCGATTTGATTAAGACTTCGATGGATGCGCTTACAGACCTTGACCTCCTTCTGAAGTCAGAGAAGGGGGAGCCTGTCCCAGTGAAAGCCATGCATCGAATATTCGATATAGATGACTTGGAGTACTTCAAGGGCTTCTCTGGTGATTGGGTATTGTCGTCATGGCCTGTGGGTGAGAGGCTGATGGTAACACGAAAGAGCAATCTCGTGAAAGCGAAGGATTCTCACAATGAGACATTCACTCTCTCTAATGAGGTGAAGAAGGATGTGAGGGCTGCTCATGATGCCAATTTCGTGATTGATTGTATCTGGGATGGGGAGGTTCTGCACATAGTGGATATCCTAAAGACTGGTGATGAGGACATGGAGAACGAACATACCAAGCACCGCATCAGACATCTCCGTGCTAATTTCAGCGCGACTGAGAATGTGTCCATACCTGCCCCTGTGAATACCAAGAGGGTAGATACAGAAGGCTTGAGGAGAGGAGTGAAGGACCTGTTCAAGGAGAGGGGTGTCAAGCAAGTATTGCTTCGTGATGCGGATTCCACTTACATGAAAGGTGAGACTAGGCATCCGAAATGGGTACTCATGACGAAGGAGAAGCAGGTCGATGTCATCATCTTGGAGTCCACAGGTGGTGCGACTTTGCTTGGAGTAGGCCCTTTGGTAGATGAGGATGCGAAGAAGATGGGCAATAGAAGCAAGAAGTACAAAGATGAGTATTACATGGATGTCGGCACCATTCCTAAATCTGGTTTGCAGCAAGGGAAGTTCATTACCGTTAAGACTTCCAACGTGACATGCAAGGTCAGAAAAGGACTCAAGATATTCACTCTCCATGGAGCCAAGTACGTTCGTGACTCAGAGAGCCAAGCGGCTGATAGTCTCAAGACCTTGGAGTTGCTCAGTGGTGAGAACAGTGAGAATGTGCCTCACAAACTGAGGGTCAGTAAAGGCAGCGTGCATCTCGAATTCCCAATCGGTCATGTGGTGTACGACACTGAGCCCTTCGGTCACTCCTTCATTGTGAAGTCTGTTGATGCTCCCAGCCCTTACATGGCCACGCTTGCTGAGTCGCAGAGAGAGTATTGGGAGCCTCTGGCTGCAGTCTTCCTGAGAGCGGAGGTCGAAGCCAAGAAGGCGAAGAAGGCCAACGTAGTGCCAGAGCCACCAGCCAATCATGACAAGAAGCCGAAGAAGGTCTTGAAGCCATCAGAGAGGTTGCTCAAGGACCCGAAACTCGTCAAGCAACTGATGACTGTGTTAGAGACTGCTGAGAATCTACTCAAGGAGAAGGTGACTTTCACTGGCCCTAAGGGCTTGGGCATAGATTTCGCAACCCCGGTGGAGTCACCATCAGGCCCGACTGACAATACGGAGCCTTACAACCTACCTGACCATGACCCTGCACACAGACAAGAAAAGGGCGGTGATTGCTGGTGCGGAGCAAAGAAAGGACAGATGTGTGAACAGGGTACTGGGGTGAAGATTAACGAGTGCCCTCGATTTTCTCCTCCGAAGAAAGAAAAAGGCAAGAAACACATTAAAATCGACGTTTCATAGTACTGATTTAAGTACCATAACTTGATGTTGAACAGCCAATGCTCATGATGGAAGCGCCCATTGAGTCTCCAATATTGCTGAAAGCGAGGTCCAGCGACCTCGTCGTTGCAGGCTATGCCTCAGTGGAAATGATTGACAAGCAGGGTGACTTGATTACCAAGAACGCTCTCAGGGATGCCTTTGGTAAATTCATGAAGAGTCCCGGCTTCAGAAACGTGCAACTCGCGCACTCCAATATACAGGTAGGGGAAGTCATCCCTGACTACCAAGACACAGCAGGACGCGTGTGGAAGTCCGAGGTGGATGACACAGGCATGTTCGTAGTCATTAAACTACGTGATGACATAGAGAAGGCCCGAGAAGTGGCTGCAGAAATTCGCAAGGGGAACCTCAAGTCGTTCTCCATCGGTGGACAGGCTTTCGAGCGTGTCAATAAGAGCGATAGCACCAGAGGTGACTATCGTGAGATAAGCCGCATGGAGTTGCACGAGGTGACCATTTGCGAGAAGGGCATCAATCCCGAGGCCCAGTTTAGAATCCTAAAGGAGGATACAACGAATAAAGGTGATACAATGACAAACGAAAGTGATGAAACAACAATGGATGAATTGCATTCTGTGCTGGACCGCTTGTCTAAGCGTCTGGATGATGCCGAAGCAGCAGAGGCCACTTTAAAGGCCCCTGACGCTGAGAAGTCTGACGACGAGAAGAAGGAAAAAGCAGAGGATGCTGAAAAGAATGATGAGGAAAAGAAAGAGAAGTCTGAGAAGATGGACAAGTCTGACCTCGATGACGTCATTTCCACGGACTACCTGCAGTGGCTAGAAACCACCGTGAAGTCTGCTGGATATGACCCCACTGCGGCTAGGTCTGCTATCGACAACGAAGAAGGCGTCGAGAAGGCTTACCTGCAAGAGGGGAAGCACGGCTTTGACCACAGGGGTCAGGGTAGCATCGAGGGTGCTGGAGAGGATGATTCCGGTAAGAGGCCAAAGATGAACTTCGGACCCGGTGCTACTGGGAACAAGGTCGTCATCAAGGCTGATGATTACATCTCTCCAGACAGCGTGACTACCACGCAGATAGAGGAAGCCTATCAGGTCTACAAGGCTGCAGCCATGGAGCAGCAGTTCAAGACCGACCTCGGCAACGAGTTCTCTATGAGGTTCCAGAAGGAACTCGCAGCGGCAGAGAACGCAGAGGCTAAGGCTTCTTTCGATGCACGTGGGCCTCTAGCAGACCTACAGAAGGCAGTCCTAACCCTTTCTGAGAGGATTGAGAACATATCAGTCGGAGGCGGAGAGACTATTACTAAGAGCGCTTCCGTAGATATGATGACGGTGCCTGAGACCAAGGAACTGGCAGAGATGTCATGGGACGATGTGCACCGAATTGCTGACAAGGCGCTTGGAGGTGGGAACTGATGGCACGTAATTACGTAAGGACAATCCAAGACATGGAGCGCTACTATTACGGTGGCTCTGCAACTACTGGATACACGTACAGCAGCGGAGACATCCTGAAGGCTGACGCACCAATGCTATCCACGACTGCTGGTACCTACCAAGCAATCTACGGACGCAAGGTGTGGTCGCAATTGAACCAAGAGTTCAATGCGTTTAGCCTTCTACCAAAGAAGCCTTGGGAGCGAAGTGGGTGGAGAATCATCACCGACAAGCCTTCGTTCGACGTTGGTGGTGGTCTGGCTGAGAACGCCACACTGCCTGACACGACCAAGCCTTCCTTCCTACACGTGGCTTCCAAGCCCAAGACCATCGGTCACTCGTTCGACCTGAGCGAAGTGTCGATGTTCCTTTCTGACAAGGATGACGGTCTAGGCGACGTGCGCCAAGTGCTCAAGGAAGAGATGGGGAAGCACCACGCTGACCACATCAACAGAATGCTTCTGACTGACGTCGAGACTCCAGCCGGAAACGACCTAGAGTCCCTCGACAGGCTAACGACTGACCCCACATCTGGTGTGATGACCAACTCCACTGGACACGTCAGCGCAATGACAGACCACGACCTATACTCCATTACCAGAGATGGTACTGCTGAGTGGCACACTGCTGAGGTCGATGTCTCGTCTGCGGCTAACACGAACAGAAACCTAAGCCTAAACCAACTTGACGGGCTCTTCCAGAAGATTTGGAAGCGTGGTGGTAACCCCAAGGTCATGCTAACAGGGTACGATACCCTAATGCGTGTCCAGCAACTCCTACAGAGCCAGCAGAGGTTCATGGAGTCCAAGAGGGTCACCCCAACCTACAACGGCGTGAAGGGTGTACCCGGTATCGAGGCTGGATTCATTGTGGCTACCTACAACGGTGTGCCCCTGATTCCATCCAAGGACGTAGTGGCAGATACCTCCGGTATCTCGAGGATTTACTACTTTGATACGGACTACCTATGGTTCCAGACTGCTATCCCAACTCAGTACTTCGAGTCGGGTATCGAGACTGGTGACCCGTTCGCCATCAACAGGCTAGGACAGGAAGGACTCTACCGAACCATGGGTGAGGTGTGGGATTCTTTCTTCGGTGCAGGAGGTTCAATCCGAGACCTGAAGTGAGGTTGAGGAGAGATATATAGAGGTGATATGATATGGCAGCAATAACACACAGAGGAATAACCTACACACTAAGTGCAGGAACACCAACGATGAACCTAGACCTGCAGTTGCAGGGTGGAGTGGACCAAGACGAGACACTATGGCTTGACGGGCAGGCGACTGCTGGTTACCCCGGTAACCTCGATGGTTTCCAAGCCACTAACACTCAGGTAGCAGCAAGACACAACCCAAGGCTGGTTATGCTAAGTCTGGATGCGAGCGTATCCGAAGGAGCCACACTGACCCTAAGTGGTGAGTGCAGCAAGATTATATCCTGCGTGGCACAGAGGGCTGATGCAACGGCTAACGTGGCAATAGTGAAGACCAGTGATTTGGTCCTAACTTTCGACATGGAAGCCACCGCTGATGGTACGACTGATGACCTAACCGCAATGGAACTCTGGCTAATGGTGGTCTGATTAAGGGGTGACCAAGCATGCCAACACTATACTGGAGAGGACCAGAACGCCGAGCCCGGACTAAGTACGGGGAGTTCAGCATGAACGAAGGTGTGACAGTCACTCAGGAATGGTTGGATGCTAGGCGCGATGCCTTTCAAGACACACACTGGCTGATAGAAGAGGATTACCCCGGTGTCCTCTTCACCGTAGACGATGGTGACGGATTGCCGGACATGAATTGGCTCAAAGCAGACATACAACAATGGCTGTACGAGCGAGGAGTAGAAATGTCCGGCCTCCGCGCCACGAAAGCGAAGATGCTAGAGAGGGTTGACGAAGTGCTCGCGGCTGAGGTCGTCACTGAGGAGGAATAGATATGGCAATTGATTTTGACGATAGACCTATCACAATAGGCAGCATAGTACTACTGACTGGGACATGGGCTGACGGCGACACAGAAGTGGACGCATCAGATTACTTATCTGAAGTGCTTCACTTCGACGTGACCGCTAATAGCGCCACTGAACAGGCTAATCCGACTGGGTACGTGGGAACCACGTGCCACTTTACGGAGAACGCTAGCGTTGGTGGCCGGTTCATCATCCTAGGTCGACGCTGATTGGGGGTAACACCCCATGACTGACGTAAAAGTTTTCGAGTTTGCTCCAGAGCAGGCTACGGATACCACTGACGCGGGCACCGCCACAGACGGTAGTACGGCGGACGGCATCAAGAAGGTGCTGGACGACTACACCAATGGGAAGGCTGTGGAAGGTGTTACGAGTTACATGGTGGGTGGAAACCTATACGTAGTGGTGGTCACCACATAGTGGTGAGACCATGAACGCTGAAGACCTCCGACGACTGTCCAAGCAAGGCTGGGATTACGCAACCGGGGAGTCTGTTCGCACGGACGCAAGTCCACGCGAGCGGCTCTCCGGCCAAATAAGCGAGCAGAACACT